GTGATGCTCGCATGATCGTAAGAATTGTCACGTTGTCCGTTGTCAAGAATATAGCGGCTGGTGATATCCGCGGCAATGGCCACGTTACCATCTTCGATGAGGTTTGACCCGACATCGATCACCTTACGTAAGGCTGTAACATCGGAGGTAAAGAGGGATTGTGACTTGCTTGGGTCTTTGAGATTCAACCAAGCCGCCGAGTTCGCATAGATGGTGATTTGGGCACCCAAGGTGCCACCGCCCTGTGAATACCACTGGACTAATCCTGTCGCATCAGGAATTTGAGTTCCACCTGAATTCAATCCACTCGCCACATTCGCAATACGCGCGGTCTTGCTCTTGAGCAGGTTACCGAGTGCATGAGAGTAAGGCAACTTCACCTTGACATAGACATCCGCTGAGGCGGCACTGTTCATATTCGGGACTGTGATAACCCAGGTAGACGTATTGCTCACCGTACTGACCACTACGGTGTTGCCTGCTGGGTTGCCAGAAGAGAAATTGATAACTTGGTTGTTGCCAAGTGACGATCCGGTGTTGTTCTTCACCACAACAAGGATGTTGTCGACCGCATCAGACCCGGAGACTGTTCCGTTGATGGCGGAGGTGATACCCGCGGCACTGGTGATGGTGGTGACGTTGGCGGTAAAGCCTTCTCCTGTGAACACCTTGCGTCCGAAGTATTCGGAATTCGTAAGTGGGGACGCACCGACCACCGTGAGATCGGCAATCGTTGGGTAGGGCAATTCCATAATCAATCGATTGAATCCTGTATCGGTGAGGAATGCGCCCTCGTACTGATCGACTAATATCGCATCCTTACTGGATGAATTGACATCCATCGTGGTTGAGAAGAGATGTTGATTGACGGTGGTGTTAGCATAGACAATAGCATCCGTGTCCTTGAATTCGTAGTCGAGGCGATACTGGGTCGCGGTGCTTGGTGTTCCGAAGAGGAAGGTTTCTGTGCCTTGGAGGAAGGCGTTGTTCGTTGGACCATCATAACGTCCAATGGTGTGTGTTTCGTTGACCGCGACTCCGGCATGAGTCGTGATGGTAAACTTCACGCCTGCATACGCATTCGCCACGGCCGAGAAGTTTGGCGCCAAACGCATGACCGTTGAGTTACCTGTGGCAGAACAGTTGGCGGTGATGCTTTGCGCGACATTCGCATCAAACGCATAGGCTCTCCAGACCGCGGTGCTGATTGAGGTGCCATTGGCCCCGCTCTGGTAGTCCAGCGCACGAATACGCATGGTTCCAATGAGTGTGTTTGCAGCCACGGCAGCGTTGGCCGTTGCAATGTTGGCGGTCGTGACGCAATGGAGTACACCAGGCTGTAAGGTTTTGAATGGGATGGGTCCGACAAGATTCGTGACTTCAATCCAGTTCTGATAATCGATGGTGGAAGCGTAGTTGGTCACGCTCGCGGCGGTGCGGGCCCGCTCTGCCTTGATCGTGGTGGGTCCAATGGTTTCAAACTCATATCCCTGGACATAGGCTTTTCCTGCTTCAATGACGATGTTATACGCATTCGCATAGGTCGCATGAGGAGTCGTGGCAATCTTGAATGGACGCACCGTGAACGATCCTGATTGATCGTTGGTGCGACGAGCCAAGGTTTCTTCCAATGCGGAATAGACTGGATACACGACTTTCTTCGTAAGTGTGCCGTTGGTGACGCGCACCAATTCAATAAACTTGGTATCGTCCGAAGAGGTCAAAGATCGCTTGACAAGCGTAAGATTGATCTGGTAACGATCCGCACCAGGTGCCTGGAAGTTTGTCGCGGCGGCCGCAGGGTCCAGCAAGGACGCATCCATCGTGGCATCCACTAAGGCTTCATCGATCTGCAATCCAATACGATAGGTTGGGGTATTGTTGAAGGCATTGAGCACCACGGTCTGAGGCGAGACCTGGACGAAATAGCCATTGACATAGAAGACCCCTTCATCAATGCTACAAATAGACGCATCACCAAACTTCAATCCACTGGTCACATCCGTAAAGTTGGTGGGAGAAGTCAAGCTGGCAATGATCGCTACAGAGTATGCGCTATCCTCCGTCTTGATTGGTTGCGTGAGGGTGGTGTTGAATATCTGACCCGATGTATACTTGACAATGAGATAGGTCGGAGACGTGAGGGTCGCCGCAGCCCCGGCAATGACGTAGGCGCGAATACCAGCGGGAACGGTTTCTCCATCGACAATGAATTTTCCGATGAAATTGTTGACATCAACAACGGCACCACCTGGATCAGTCGCTTCAATGCAGATGTACTTGACGGCCGTGGATTCCAGCATGGTTTGTCCACCCGTGACAATTGAACCCTGCTGATAGATGCTGGTACCGAATTTGGAGATTTGATCCTGAAGAATCGTCTGAGATTGTGTCAGTTCACGCGCCTGAACCGCAAAACTAGGCTTGAACAGAATCTTGTGATAGTTCTTTGTTGGATCAAAGTCATCGTTGTACGGGTCTTGGGTCAAATCGATAGCCATGCAGTATCTCCACGGGTTATGATCTATTTATGTGTTATCGTTTAGAAATTCAGAACTATCTTCACCCATTCAGCCTGGCCGTCGGTTCGGGTGACGGGTGACCTGTTTTCCGTGTACACCAAGTCGCCAGATTCTTCATCGAGGTCGGGGTCCGTGGTGGCGACCACTGTACGGGAAATGCCTGACGTATTCCCGATCAACAGCGCCCCAGGAATGACTGTTCCTCTTCGATGGGTGGCTTCGATGGCATTGGTAAAGACATCTGAGACATTTGCCGAGAACGTCGAATAGGCCACGTTGCTGCCCTGATAGACGATCTCATCTTTGAGATACGATGACCCTGTTGTGAGCACAATCTGTGTCACCATTCTCACGGCAATGTTCGCGTTGGCCGTGGCGACCGCAGCATCCTCTCCATATTTATGAGGACGCATGAGCAGTCCAATTTGTCTAAAATCGTTGTTGGACGTAACCGTTCCACCTTCAGTGGAATCGACATCACCGACCTTGACGGCGATCATGACTGAATTGGCACCCAGTTCACGCGCCGGATTGAACCCATGCCCTCCGTATGGTGACAGGATATAGCGAATGTTTGCGTTGACCCCATGACCCACGACTCTGACTTGTGTATTCTGTCTGGTGTAACCCGATCCTCGATTGTTCAGAGTGATCGAACTCACCGCAGCATTGGCATTGGCGACATTGGCTGTAGCGTTGGCATTGATTCCCGACCCTGTAATCTGAATTGTGGTGTTGGTATTGGAATAGCCCGCGCCCTGGGTGGTCAGTACCAATCGTGAAATCGCTCCCGCAACAAGATTGTTCGCAAATCCGAAGTAGGCAGAGGCTTGGGATAGCGGTACGGGAATCCACGCGGAGGTCAAAAATTTACTGGTACTCGGCACCTTGAACATATACTTCCAGGTATAGCCGTCACCTGGACTGGTGAATCCATTGGCACTGGTGTAGTTGTTGGCAGGTTCGATGGTCGAATAGGCTCCATTCGCATTATCCAAGCATTTGTAGACATTCCCGCCGCTGGCATACACATACATGCCGTTGGCTGCGGTGAATTGCGTGTTACTGTCATCGTCATACTGAACCCAGACGGTATTGGCCACCCAATTGTGTCGAGGAATGACAGGGAACACATCGTTGCCTGTGATCTTCTTCCCACCAAGGAAATTGTTATAGGTATCGAAGAGGGTATTTTCGGTGTCGTAGATCGCAGGAGGGACATCGCTGCCTGTGTCCCAGGGTAAGCTACGCCCCACCATGATATACCCCACCGCAGCATCGTTGGCTGTGGTGACAAAGCTATCATAGAAGGTAAAGGCCCGCTCATAGCCCAGGCGCCGTGAGACATTTGAAAAATTGTTCGCCATAGAATTCCTTATCCAATTGGTCTATTTATGTGTTCTAACTAGAGGCTTGGAATGTGTTCGCTACGTTTGCCGAGAGTCCAGTTTCACCCGGAATCTCATTCTCCACCATATACTCTCCCCACAGCGACACTCCCGCAGGATGCACCAGGTTTTTGAGGATCGTCTTGTATTTGGTCAGTTCAGTCTGCGAACGAATGACATACGAGAAAGTGGTGTAATATCCATCATTTTGAAGTTTTTGATCTGAACTGAGGAATCCGTCGGTGGTGCGATATCGTCCGGTACCTTGAAAGAGATTGCTCAACATCACGGCCACGGCATTGGCACGACCATTCCCGCTGCCTGTGAGGTCGATGGTCGGGGTCGTCTGATAGCCATAGCCATGATTGGTGATTCGGATAGATTTGATCTTCCCCACCGGTTCCTTGGTTTGGGGTTCCAAGAGGAAGGACGCGCCTCCCGACAGGACCAATTTGGCTTCAATGTTGGCACCCGTGGCACTGGGGTTATTGGAGAGCACGATCACTCTCGGCATACTGTCCTGTCGATAGTTCATCCCCCCGATAAAATAGCGTCCGTAGATGCCCATGCGTCGGCTTGTGGAGTCTCGTGTGAAGGCGGTATTCACGGTCAGGTGTGTCGCGTTGATAATCGTGCTCACATAACTGGATTCTGAGTTGATTTCGATATGGTCGTTCGCCACAAGTTCGGTGGTAAAGAAGGTGCCCGTGCCGACCACCTGGACGTTGGACACCGCGGTATTCACCGTCACGGTGCCTGTGACTCGTGAAGGTCGGAAGTTCGCGGTCTTAATTCCTGAGTTAGCCGTATGGAGACTGGTGACTTCGGCCGCGGCCCCAATTCCAAATCCCACACCTGGAATGTTTTCAAAGGTCACTTCGTCGCCGACTTGGTAGAATGACCCTCCATTAGCGACATTCATCTTGCCGATAATACCAAAGTACGCCAGCGAGACATTGGCAGTCGCCACATTCGCATTCGCCGTGATACCGGTCACCACAACAATCGGGGCATCGATATTCAACGTCGGCGCGGGATTGAAGACGGCCGTGCTACTGGTGATGGTGACGGTGGAAACTGGCCCCAGTCTTTCAATCGGGGCTTTGCCATAGATGAAATCTGTGAACGCCATCGACATGATTGTGTTGACATTTTCTGAGAGGCCTGGGGTAAAGTAGTAGTTAGGATCGGACATCACCGTGTTCGCCCAGAGTGTCAAGACATCTTGATTCATCGGATACGAATTGGGATGCACATTCCCAGAGGCATCCACCGAGAGCACGAAGACATTCAAGCCTGTGTTGGGGGTCGACGTGATATAACAGGCTTGTCCTGCTTGATAGCCTGCCCCGCCTTCGAGGACCGTGATGTTAGAAATAAGCGCAGAGAAGATGGCATCCACAACCGCGGTCGCGGTATTCGCTGGTGCCCCACCACTAACAATCACAGGATCGCCGACATTGTACCCCAGGCCCCCATCGGTCAAGGTGATCGAGGAGAGGTAGGAGACGAGCCGGCCGTAAATATCAAGATAGTGGTGTGTTGTGGTATCATAGACCCAACGACCTTTGACCAGTTCCGTTTGAGCGAAGGTACCCAGAGGGGACGACACGGCCAGGTCCAATTGAGGAATCGTATCAGTCGTGACAGCTTGGAGGGTTTCACTGATCGCTGAGGCACCTGAAGTCTGCCCCACCATACGCACGATGATTGCGTTGGTATCAAAGAGGTCGGTCAACTCACTGCCCGTATACACGATCTTGACTTCGTATTGTCCTCCCGGAGGTGCCGTGAAGGTGATCCACGGTTCATTGGGGCTGTGAGAATAGTTGCCGACCTGCAAGACGGTATTGACATAGACGGCAAGGATGGTGACTCCGCGGGAATGATCCAGGGCCCTATATCGTACTGAAAAGCCGTCGGCTATTTCAATGGTCCACATCGTTGGGTCTAAGCGCAGAGAAGGCTCGGCCGTCCATCCGCTTGTCGAGGCTCGTAGCACACTGGTCTTGGGATAGAACACATCAATATCTTGGTTGTACAATAATCGAAAGAGTAATCTGACTGCCTTTGATGTGCCCTTGGCGCGGTAGAATTCTTTCGCGTGTTGAATGAAGAAGGTCGGATGGCTCAAACGATCTGGCGGAAACAGCGGCAAAAACTGCTTCGTGAAATACTGAATGAACTGTTCTAGTGTGGTATCCAGGTCCATGTAGGACGGAATACCTTTGCTCAAATCAATGGTGTTGCCAGTCTCATCCATCCACGCATAATAGGCTTCGACAAACGTAGAGAACGTGTCAAAGTCTGAACGAATGAATTCTGGTAACTGCTGTCGGACTAAGAGAGAAACTGTATTAGCCATAGTGGTTATCGCACAATCACAGATATGTTAATCGCGCTCGCATCATCGGAGTCGAGCAACAACAATTGATTTTGTTGTGTTTCAATGATCGAGGCTTCAGGTTCAACGCTGATTCGGATATCTTCGCTATCCGTGAGAGATTCAATGACCGTCAAATCCCTAATAACTAACTCCCCTTTGAAGTAGTCCACGGTACTGAGTGTGGGATTGATGTCTACTTTCTCAGAATTGGAATTGTAATAGAAGGTACGCAAGGTGCCATACTTCGATTGGACCACGGCCGACGCGGCACCCGCCGCTCCACCCCCACCAGTAATCGTCACCACGGCTGACGTGTAGGACGTGCCACGCTTCGTGACCGTAATCATATCGATGCGTCCATTCACGATGGTCGCCACGGCCTCAGCCCCGCTACCATCACCCGTCACGGTGACCACAGGTGCCTCAGTGTAATCGTACCCAGGGTTCGTGATGGAAATGGAATCCACTCCTGTTGACGAATTGAAGACTTCTTCGATATACGCCGTACGCAACACATTCGAGGCATCATGCACCGTGAATGCGGTAGATTTCAAGGCTCGCTGAATAGGCGCATGATGTAATTCTGTCGCAAAGCTGACCGTGTAGGTGGTGCGTACATTGAGCGCGGGTACAATGCGCTTTTCTAAACGCACCGTGGTATCCGATCCAATGATCGCAGACAAGGAATCATCGATGGCCCGTCCAAACTTAGAAATCACAAAGATGGCACCAAATTGGTTGAAGGTCGTATCGGCATAATTCACAATCGCGGTCCGAACGGTATCAGCAATCTGGGCAGAAGTCAACAAGGTCAACTTTCCATCTACTTCAACTTTGGAGTCAAACTTCAGGTACACATAATCAGGATCAACGAGTTCAGGGGTGATCGTGAGAATCGAAATGGGCGCCAATATCTCGGTGGCAATTCTGACCTTCTCGGCGTCATTGATAATCACACCTTCCTTGGGTGCAATGCTAATAAAGACTTTTCCATAGACAGGAGGAATGTTATCCTCGCCTCCCCACACAAAGATGCTTTGGATATCGGGATAGAGTTGCTTGAGAAGCGATTCATAATCCTTCTGTGTCACCGCGCGACCCTGTGAGGTGTAGGCGAGAGGCGCATTGCGGCGAATGGAGTCATCGGCTTCTCGCTCGGCTCCTCCAGAGGCAGAAGATACCGAAGCAATGCTGACATTGGAGAAACCACCAATAGAACCCGTGGCAAACGAATTGGCTTTATTCGCATCAAGTCCTGTGGTCGAGAGATAACTGGCAATCACAATGTTCCCGTTGGCCAGGGCTTTAGAAACCGCACCGTCCCCAAAGGTCAACTGATACTTGTTGCTGGTTGTTGGACTGAGATAGTACACCGCGGTGTTCGCCGTTGAATCGGTAATGTCCGTGGAGAGCGCGTATACTTCAGACGCCGTATTCAGGCTGGACACTTGCACGGTCACTAATAAGGTGCTGGTATCAATGTCATCGTTCGGCAATTCAAATTGTGACGCAGGATTGCTCAATGAATCATAGGTGAAGGTGGCCACCTGGGGTGTGCCTGCCTTGATTTCCAACAGAGGAAAGGTAAAGACACCACCATCTTTATACACGGAGACGGCCGCCGTGGTCACGAAAGTAAAGTTGGTGCCATCGATGGCCTGGGATTGAAATTCAGTGAATCGATCCATCGTCAAGAGCGACTGGGTGTTGCCACCAGGAGGGGTCACGACCACATTGACAATGCCTGTAGGCGCCCTGCGGCTCACCGGTGTATAGTTCAACGATTTGGAGTGCGACAGTAAGGAGTTACGCACCTGGGCCGAATCGATAAACAATTCGTTGGCCATCATGTTCATGTAGAACGCATTGTAGTAGGTATTGAAGGCGAGCAGGTTGACAAGAATTGCCAACGACGACCCCTCAAAATTATAATCCAAGAACGTACTCTGGGTGTTCAAGAATGTCTTGAGATTGGTCTTGATTGTCTCAAACTCCAAATCCGCAATCACTAATTTCTCTGCCATGTTCCAGTTCCTTTATCTGACTCGTCTGAGGATTAGATCAACATTCAACGGATTTGCGGAGGAGTTGATGAAGACTCGCAACTTGATATCGTACAGGTTGTGGTCCTCATCGGGTGTCACCACTAACGACTGAATCGTACATCGGGGTTCAAAGTTCTCAATCGTTTCTGTGATGAATCGATTCAAGTCCTGTGCGGTGAAATCACTCACATCTTCAAACAAGAGTTTGCGGATATTGCAACCAATCTCAGGATGAAACGGCACCTCGTAGTGATTCATCTGAAGGAGGTTCTTGATGGACGCCACCACTGAGTCGGCATTACTTCTGAGCACCAAGTCCTTACGAACTGGGTGGATTGCAAAATCGAGGGAGAAGTCTTGATAGATAATTGGTGTAGCCATGTTCCTATTTATGTGTTATTGTTTGGCGATTGGCTTGCTCAACACATCTAAGACGCCACCAGGATTCGTATTCTTGATGGTGTCCAAGACAAAATGAGCACAAGGGTTCTGATCCAAGGCTTCCAGGGTCAATCCGACCGCTGCGGCTTGGAGTTGGTTGACGCAATTTTGAAGGAATTGACTATCTTTATCCGCGATACCCTTAATCAGGTTAGACACGCCTACGATGGTATCCGTGACATCCGCAATGGTCGCGGCCCCTCGTTCAATTCGTGACATCAGGCTGGCGATGGTGGCGACATGTTGGTTGAACGCATCCTGTGAGAACAATCCTGTGGCGCCTCCAATCACAGGTAGACACCCGCTGCCCGCCTGGAGCATGGTGGCCATGGTTTGCATCTGGGTGCCAATCGACATGATCTGCTGGAGTCCTGGTGCTTGGATGCCTTGGCTTTTCAGCAAACCTGAGAGTCGGTCGGTGTGCATCATGAAATTACCCATTGAGGTTCGCACATCTTGGAGAGGGTCAGCCGAGAGATAGGCCGTGGCATCTGCCTGAGTGATGCTGGGGCTAAACTCCACTCCTGTTGAGATACCCGTCATCTTCGTTTCTAAGCGAGTCACGCTATCACCAAGGAAGTTCACGGAGCCGATCATTGGATTTGAGAACAGGCTGCCGGGGTCCGTGGTGATCTTATCCACAAGGCTCTTTGAGACATCTGAAATGCCAGTCGTAGACGCCGGGAGTGTCGGCAGTGCCAGTCCTGAAGGTATGTGTGAGAAATCAAAATCGAACGCCATAAAAACTCCTTAGCCAGCAAACACCGTGGACGACCCCATTGCACAGACAGAGCCACAATCGATAGGATCACCAATTCGCATCACCGGTACCCCATTACAGAAGACCGTCGGCGATCCTCCCGCGCCCATGCCTGGATGGACACTGATAATGTTCGTATGGGGTGACCAGGTATCGATACTCGCACGAACCATCGGAATGCCTTCCACAAACACATCAGGGGAACCAGTCAGTGCCGGGCGAGGCGGAAAATAGGTGGGGCCCGCAGGATGCCCACTACAAATATCAATACCCAATCGTACTACCGGTAGTGCGACCCCCATCTTAGACTCCTGTGACTGGCAATGGAGGAGGCAAGACCAACACCGGTGGTCCATTCAACATCATGGGAATACCATTCAAAGACATGGGACCCACAGTACCCAGTGATATCGCCGTGGTGGCCTGTCCAAGAATTGATCCAAGAGAATTAAGGACGATGTTCAACCCCGCTTCGATGTTGACGTTCATCCCCGCTTTCAAATTCAGATTGCCAACGGCCGTGATATTCAGATCACCTTTGACATAGATGTTTTTGTCTGAGAGGACAATTTCATACGCATCCTTGTTGATTCGCGTGACCTTCGTACCATCGGGGTGGGTCTCCTCAGACGTACCTGAGCGATGGTAGATATGCACACGCTCGGCACCTGGGGTATCATCAAATTCTAAAATATGCCCCGATTCGGTTTCCATGACACGATTATAGGGATACTCAGCGGCATACGGCGTCTCAGGTTCACTCCAAGTGCCAGGGCCCGCGGTCGGTACGGCGACCGAGATGCTGGTTTTCTTTCCTTGGATCGGCGTCTGACTAATCTTTTCGTTGCGAGCCAGGCGCGAGAATGTCGGTTCATTCAAATTTTGAGGATTTCTGGTCGGCACCCCTTCAGTAATAATCACACCGCCAATAGCCGGGGTGATTGAGGCGGGTTGTTTGGGGGACGCGGCTAGTTCTCCGTCCACACGCGGGTCAGCAAACCCGGACGTTGGTGAGGGCATTTCGACGGGAATGCCGGGGAGAATACCCATGATAATCGGCACTTGACTTTCCAACCCATCCAGATAAAATCCGACAACATAATCCCCTTCTTTGATCTGAAGGGACGCATTATCATTGACGGGAATAATAGGCTGGGCCCACGGTAATTGTTCTGTTGGGATAATAGCCTTTGAGTCGGTATGGTCCCCTACAATACGGACTTGGCAGCGGCCAACCTTTCGAGGGTCTTTACGACTCTCGACCACCCCTATCCACCAAACAAACTGGTCCCCAAGATCGGTTTCCATTAGGCTTGCCTCAATTTATCGGTTCCAGGACTGCCTTCGACCACACTCGGTACCGCAGTCGCCACAGAATCCTTTGATAATTCAAGAATACACACATACTTATTACGGTCAATTTTGTGCTGAATGGCTGTAATCAAATACTTGCCTGAATAGAGTTTATCCAAGACCTTTTCTTCTGTTCGACCTATCGAGGCCGCGGGAAGATTCAAGGTGATAACTTGTCCAATACGCAGCAACATACTACCGGGCACCGACACCTTCAATTGAAACGCATGAAGACCTGACAAATACGCATTGCGTTGGAGCATCCACGTTTCCACTTTAAGATTGTCCACAGCCACACGAAAATACGCATCATGACGTTCAGTAAGGGTCACGTCCATGCGATCCATCTGTGGCTGGAGATAGGAATTGGGATTTGCGTGTTTGGTTTTCTTGAAAAATTCTAACCCGTTTTGTGTGGAGATTTTTACCTGTCGATCCATGATATTCACCCGCATGAGTTTACTGGAATAGGTGCCAGAGGATAATCCTCGAAACAAATCGGGTGAGTTGGATAGTTGGTAATCTTCCGCAGACTCCAGGCGTTGTTGTGTGTCAGACTTATCGTTCTTCTCTCGTGTCTGACCTGCGAGACTAAGAGGCATAAAATTGATTACTTGGATGGGGTCTTGTTGTACGAGCAATTCAATAGCCGTAAAGTGATAGCCCAGACTGTCTTCAAAGAATAAAAACGAGCAACCAGGAGTCGTAGACTTGCGAGCCATACGAGCGAGCCAATTGATTGTATAGAATGGGGTCCAATACGGTACCACCACATTAAAATTGCCGACGGTTTCTGTCAGTTCTGAGGCGGGGAATTTTTTCGGACTAATCTGGAGATATTTCATCGCCACGTCTCGCACAATGGCAGACACGGTCGAGTCTCGGTAACTGTTTGCCACTAAAATCGATTCATTGAGAATGAGTTCCTCGGAACAAAAATGCAGGATGTAATCTTCTGAACTAGGAGACGCCTTGGCGCGATTGGTGATTTTATAGATACGGAAGACCTTCTGTATCTTCGCGGTAGTGGAAGGCTTTATCACCGTCACGGACAGATATTCTCCACCCACAATCGGAAGGACATTGATAAGGTTCTGGGTGTCGCTAATAAAGACGCTACCCGTCATGGCATTGGCAAACAGGTCTTCATACAACACCAATTCTCTAAGCACCTCACGGATATCCACCCGCTGGCCGCTCGCACTGGTGATGGTCAGTTCGTCTAATTGGAAATCTGTTGCGTAAAGTAATCCATCAGAAATAGGCATTAGGACAGTAGGCTTTCCAGTTCGCTGACCACCTGTGGAAGGTGGGTCTCTTGGAGCAACACAATGTTGCGTTTGGCTTCATTCAAATCCACTTCATAGGTATAGTTATCGACGGTGGCACGAGTGATCGTTTTCGTCACCGCCACCCCGCTACTAAACGTGGTGACCACAGGGACAGGACTGGACAACGTGGCATACTTCGTCGCATCAATGATATAGGTCGCCGTACTGCTATTACCCAGAGAATCTACCTTGGATTCAGTCATGGTGTAATGATGGATTCCACTTGACGCCGCGGCAATCGACCCATACTTATTCACAAGGAAACGCACCAGATTTTGATAATCCTTCGGCCAGTCCAATAGAGGATCGGTGATGTTATTGAAGAGGGTGACGACCCAGTGGTATTTTGACGATCCGTACATTCTATCAGCAATGGCTTCTGGTGTTTCCCCTTCAATGATCTGATACGGATAGAACATACGGGTATTTTTTGTCAAGTTGATGATCGGTGCGACCCGGCGAAAAATATCCGTGACCCACTGGATTTCTCCAGGTTGGGAGGAACCATTCAACGAATAAGCCACATAAGGGAAATTAGAAAAGTATGATGCAGGCATCGTTAATACCCCTTATCAATGAGTTCTTTGGTCATGAATTCCAATTCTCGGAATTGGAGGGTCATGCGCGTATTGACAGGCTGACTATCCCTCGCGCCCGGCTTACTTTCCCGATAGAAGGCGGTGCCGGATGGGGTATAATCTAAGGTGATGTTTTGCAAGACACAGGTTGAAATCTTTCCCATCGTGTCCATTGAAAACTTGATATCAAACTCCGCTGGAGGAACATAATAACGACCAATGCCTATACCACCACCCAACATTTCAGGTGCGGAATGGAATTTGAATTCACGAACGATTTCTGCAACGGTGATGGCATCCTGCAACGTCTGAGGAGAAAACATAAAGTCAAAGGTAAATTGACGCAGTTCAGGTGAGACGTAAATGACATCGATTTGGGGATTGATTGCAATACCAAGCACCGATGCACCAAACTCTTTGTCCATCCCAAATGTCTCACCCAACAACTCAGCCCCCACACCACCAGCATTGCGGGCTGCGGGTGTTTGGAGGCTGGCCAGTACCCCGGCAATCCCACCTTTTTTCGAGGCTTCTGTGGACGACTGATAGAGTGCGGGAATCGCGGCCACGGTCGAGACCAAGCCCATACCAGTAATCGCCGAAATGCTGGCATCATTAAATTTATTCGCGTAACTCCAATTCAAACTATCAGGCATGAACAAGCGTATGGCGGTTGCGGTGCGTTGCGTCTTGCGACCGAATCCGATATTACTCCCACCAAAATTCTTTTGGAGGTTGGTACCGGCCTTGGCATTCTCCTGAGCGGTGGACCGTACTGCTTGCCCAGTCTTTGAATCGAACCGACCATCACTGCTAGGATTGGTAAATGTCGAGAGTTCTTGTTTGTTGATATAAAACGTCATCCAGTGCGGGTGCCGAGACGTTCTGGCTAAATCACTGGGATACTTGATAACGGTGTACCCGTATTTTTTCTGTGCTTTTCTCTTGTGCTCACCTTGGGGGCTCGTTTCGGGTTGTGCAATAGAGGCCACGGCATCAGGTAACCCTATGACTGCATCCCCGGCCGCTCGCACCGCGTTCGTCGCTGTATCAAAGAACCCAACTTCCGACATAAATAGCCTCCATGAATGTTCATTCTATTTATGTCACCTCTTAGAACCCTATGAAAAAATACTACCAGGGCAAGTATACGCCCGAAAATCCTCTCAAGTATGCAGGAAATGTCCAAGATATTGTCTATCGGTCTGGGTGGGAACGACAACTCATGATAAAGTTCGACCGAGACAACAATGTGGTGCTCTGGAATTCGGAAGGACTCGCCATTCCCTATCGTTCTCCGTTAGATGGTGCCCTGCATCGCTACTTCGTGGATTTTGTGATTCAGGTGCGCGGGAAGGATGGCAGGGACAAAACCTGGATCATCGAAGTCAAACCCCATGCCCAGACCCTTATGCCTAGGCAAGGGAAGAAAACTCGCCGGTTCCTCTCTGAGGTCGCTACGTTTGCAGTCAACCAAGCCAAATGGACGGCCGCGGCTGCCTTTGCCAAAGAGCAAGGGTGGGAATTTCAAGTCCTCACCGAGAAGCACCACCCTTTTGTGTAGCACATAAATAGCATTATGGCTACACTCCTAACACGCATTCACGAACAAGTTGAACAAAAACACGTCGATCCAACGACGGCGTTTGGGCGATCCTGGCTTCTTCAGAAGATGGCCAAGCTCAATCCTACTGCCAAAGATCGTCTAGACATTATTAAGGACCGTGAGGCCCAACGCAGCAGGGTCATGATGGGACGTTTTTATTTCTTTGTGTATAATCCCAAGACCAAGGAGAAACTTCCCTATTGGGATCGATTTCCAATGACAGTCGTGCTGCAACAATATCACGATGGATTCCTGGGGTTGAATTTACATTATGTGTACCCCAAGGATCGATTGATCTTGTTGTCACAACTAAAACGCTTTGCGAATGGTCCGGTCACGGACGAGCGCACCAGGCTGAAATTGAGTTACCCGATCCTGGCGGCGATGCACCAACTCTATCGCGCCACCCCCTGTATCAAGCGATACCTAGCCAACCATGTGCAATCGAGGTTCATCGAGGTGCCCCCAGTCGAATGGGATACCGCGGTCGCGTTGCCGGTCCAGGATTTTCGAGCACAAATGGCTAAGACCCAACAGGTTGCCCTAGATGAAGAATCGCGGGCCCGCAAGGCGCGACAGGCACATGTTCGTAAAGAAGAAGTCTGGAAAGACTCAAAGGAGAAATACTAATGGCTGGTGTGTTGACTGACTTTCTCGCATCACTGAATCGTTGGGGCGTCTCGAAGACTTCCCATTTTCGCTTATACATTCCTCTGACCTTCAAAGGGGATCAGTTTGAGGATATGGACCGATTACTAGGTCTACGCTGTGAAGCCACGGAATTGCCAGGGCGCCAATTGGTGTCGAACGATTCTCGTACCTATGGTCCTTCCTACAAAACTCCGTATCAATCACTCTATCAGGAAATCACCTTGAATTTTATTGAAACAGGGAATTTTTTGATTCGTGGATACTTTGAAGCCTGGATGAATAGCATCTTCGATTCCAGCACCAACAAACTCGCGTATCCGAATACCTATCGGGTGGATGCTACCTTGACGCAATATGATGTCTCGGATGTCGCGGCAGGATTTTCCGTTACGAAGCCCGCGGTCAAAGCAGAAGGACTGCCAGAAACCGCGCGATGGTATCTCCACAACGCCTTCCCCACGGCCATCAACCAGATGCCCGTCTCCTGGGCCGAAGATGGATTGCATCGCGTGACGGTGACCCTGGCCTATGAGTGGTATACCCTGCTCACGGGTCTGAATACCCCTGTGGCCCCGGCACCGAAATTGAATTCACCACCAGTCTCGCCAAAAGGAAGTGCGAGAAATTAACTTTAGGAATGGAGTATTATTATGTCGTTACCAAAACTTGCAACGCCTCTGTATGAAGTGGTCTGTCCTTCTGGTTTGAAAGTCTCCTTTCGACCGTTCCTGGTGAAAGAAGAAAAACTCCTCATGATTGCGATGCAATCAGATGAAACCCAGACCATGCTGAATTCTGCCAAACTGGTCCTTGAGAATTGTGTGGGATCAGTCTCCGGTGTGGATATTGATAAACTTCCGTTATTCGATGTGGAGTTTTTGTTTCTCAATCTCCGGGCCCGTAGTATCGGGGAAACCGTTCCACTGAAATACAAGTGCAATCAACAAGTGCTGGATGCCAACACCAACCAACCTGTGGTGTGTGGAACCATCTCAGAATATGACGTGAATCTCTTGGACATCAAACCTGTATTTGGTCCAGGGCATTCCAAGTACATTCAATTAACCGATGCCATTGGGATGACCCTACGGTATCCCACGTTCAAGTCCTTCCGCGGTATCTCCAAGAAGGAGTTGCCAGCC